TCCTTTGATGCTTCTAGTCTAACATACTCAGACTTACCATTTTGTATAAGGTGTAGTAATGTTGAGGATGCGTGGACAGAACCTAGCCCTAACTTGTTGGATACTTCTTGCATAAGGTATGCTTGTACCTTTGGCAATCGTAGTGTCCTAGAGGCTATTACTCTACCAGCTTCTCCCTTTGCATATCCTGCCTTTTGACTTGCTTCGGTTATGGTGCAATTACTAGCTACGAGGGTATCAACCAGCTGCCTTTGTTTGTATGTCAGTCCGTCTTTCTTGCCTAATTGTGTTCTTGCCATTTACGATAGATACTCCACCCTCCGTAACCATGTCAAGTAAAAAATTGTAAATAAATATTGACCTACTCCCAATGTATCTCTAACACGAATAATCGTGTAAGAGCTACTATCATTTGTTCGTCAGGCTCACAAAGTAGGTAACCCAATATTTATTTTTATCTCTCTCGAATATGCTCTATTCGTGTGGATCAGCTATGTACTCATATCAGGTATATACACCACACGAACTACCATCAGATATACAACCTGTAAACATGCACACTTTGTCCAGCACGAAGTTGTGCGACAAAGTTCTAGCATGTATTACAGAACGATATATCTGTGGTGACGAGTAGGCATATTCAGAGATCGAAAGGAGATCTATCATGTCTACAATCAAAAAAAACTCATACAGAATCATGTCTGATATAGCTGAGTCTATCAAAGAGGTACTAGAAGTAAGGTATCAGATAGACTTTTGGTACAAGGACAGGACCTTAGACGACAAAGATATAGATGGAATTATCATATCAGAAGGAGGATCTAGGGATTCATGGGGAATCACCATAGAAACAGAGGATGATGAAGGTAAGGAATACACTATGGATATAGGTATCAGAATGAAGGAGATCAAATAATGGACTATGAAGCTAAAATACACGAACTACTAGATGAAGCCAAGATGGCAGAACTAGCAGGAGATCAAGAATGTGCAGAAGCATGTAGAGCAGAAGCACAATGGTTATCAATGCAAATGGATGACTATAACTTTGACGAACTCAACACAGACTTGGAGGTAGTATAATGACTGAGTGGAGAATACAAACTAACGACTTACAAAGTATCAATGATGCTAGTAAGCAGGATATGTATCAGGTATTTGATACAATGTATCCAGTACAAGACAGTGCATTCATGCAAGGATGGTGCAAAGACAGTATCATGTATGAATGTCTAGGAGCAAGAACTGGTATGAACAATGCAAGTTCTAGAGCAGATCAAGCTAAAAGAGCATTGACTAAAGCAAATGATGATCGTGTGGATACAGTCACAGAGATTGGTCAGCAACAAGACTATGACAGAGTGGCAACATTCAGAGGATGGTCTGACCTAGCAGACTATTGGACAAACAGACTAGATGCCTGGTCAAATAGATTTGAAATGATCTATGGTGAATCATGGGAACAAGCATTGGATACCAAAAACAAATCCAAAGCTACACCATCTAAACTAAGACAACCAACAGATGAGGAGCATGAAGAGTATGCAGACAAGATACTCAATGCAGATATCAACACATTGGTAGGGCAGGGGGTATAGTACCCCCCCCAAACAGGAAGGAGAAGTGGGATCACCGAGATGCTACTAATACTAATTATCACAATATATGTGATGTACAAAGGAGGCTTATATGCAAAAAGAAATGTCAATACTGGGATATTTATTCGGTCTAATCAAGAAAGTATTTATGTCAGTAATCAACGGAGTACAAGGACTACAGTTCCAAGATAGATCAGAATACATTGGAACATTTGTACTAATATATCTATCGCTAGGTGGTGGACTTGTAATGATGTGGATGATACTAGGACTAAATCCTACACTAATACTATCAGTAATTGCAGCACCTATTTGGATATTCATTGTATGGGTATCAAACAATCTGACTAAAGCAATCATCACAGATCGCAAAAGAAAAGCAGAACACAAAAGGAGAAAGTAATGGAAACTATACTAATGCTACTAGGTATTATTGTATTATCACTAATGTGTATATCATTCATAGCTAGTATATCAGCTACATTTTTATTCTATCGTGCAGTAACAAAGCATGATGACCAGTCGGACTAGACTGGTTGTGATAGGAACTATCACCGAATCCGACATTTTGACTTTTTGTAAAAAAGGAGAAACAAATGACTAAACTACCAGAACCACAAGACAGCTTCACACAAGATGAACTAGATAGGTTTGATGTTATATACACAAAATACTATGAGCATTGTAATAATTATCAGGACTTAGAAAACAAATGTGTAGAGCATATGCTATATGATGGAGTTAAACTTATATATGTTCCAGAGATCAGAGAAATGGTCAGAGAAAGGTTTGATTATGATGTCAATAGAGAACCAGAGATTTCGTAGATGTTTCAGATGTCTAGGACTTGGAGTAATTGTAGATAGTAACAATCCAGAAGCATCAGAAGAATGTGATGTATGCTTTGGAGAAGGAAAGATAGGAGTATATAATGATGAATACCGAGGGCTTGAAAGTACTGAAAGCAAGACTGTGGGATCAAAGACTAGCGACAAGGGATGCGATTAAAGGATATAGTAAATCAACTGCACTCAGTCGGTTAGATGATTTGTTTCTTATAGAAAATGAAATGCTAGAGGAGTTTGAGAAACTAAGAACTGCTATAGCTAAAGATATAACAACTGTAGAAGGTTGGTTAAAACAGTTAGAGGAGTTAAAATTTGAAACCAGATAGGAGGTAAACATGAGATGCATAAGACCAGGACATTACCAAGCAACAATACCATATGGTCAAGACCAAGTAATAATTGTGAACATTGTAAAAGTAAAATCAAACTTCAAGCACAGTATTACTAAATGGAGATTGACAGTTGATGATAGTGTACTAGGTCCACAAGTCAAAAGCGATTGGGATTCAAAGAGTTCAGCTATGACTGTAGGCAGAAAAGAAGTAGAGAACTTGATGTTCAAAGCTCTACAAACAAGGATTATCAAGGGTTTTCAACTACCCAAAGATTATTATGGAAAGGAAGAACTATATGAGGTGTAACGCAGAAACATTCAAAGATATCATGTGTAAGATAAACAGGATATCTCCAAATGCTAAGATTGTATTTCAATCAAAAGTATTTCACAGTACTACTGATGAATCAGAGTATCAACACCATGACCACAGAGGTATTGATAAGATTGAAATAGAATTTGCTGATGGTATTATCAGCGAAAAAGATAAAATAACAATATCAGTAAGTTAGGGGGAACTATGTTACCAGAACAACTAGACTTCGCAGTTCGAAGTGAAGAAGTATACAATCAACACCAGACTAAGATACCTGGCTACAAACAGTTGGTTCGTGATGACACCAACGAGTTGATTGCTATACACAAAGATTCATACAAAGTTATCACACATCAACAGTCGTATGAATTAGCATATGATTATCTTAGTAATCATTTTCATACTGATGATATGACAGAAAATTACAGGATGTCTAACAATGGTGCATTGATGGCAATACACTTTAGACTACCAGCATATTCTGTACCATACAAAGGTTCTTTTATTACTTTAGAAGCTATACTTCATAACAGTTACAATGGTATGAGGCAGCTGACATTTGATCTTGGATACTATTTCATGTTGTGTTTGAATGGTTTGAAATCACCACTATGGGATGTTCGTATATCATCACAACACAAAGGTAACAAAGAAGTTACATTTGAAAGACCAAATACATTTGATGTCAATGACAGACTACGAACTGTATCTAATACAATGGAGAAGTGGTCGTCTATTCCAGTAGACAACAATGAATTTGAATATCAAGTAGATCAGTTATGTTTACAACCAACTGAACAAGACAAAAGCCATGTCAATCAAAGACACAGAGGCTATATCTTGGATGAATACTACGACAACTATTCAAGACAGTTTGGTACAAACAAGTTTAGTGCATACCAGGCTATGACACATTGGAGTACACATTATCCAAGTGATTCAATAAATACTAGGTATGATCGTGAAAGAAAGGTTGCAAACTGCAAGTGGTTTCACTAAAACAGAATAGAGGGCAATCGATCTTCATATTATATGATCTCCTTCCTCCGCATGGTTGCCCTCCACAAGGAGGTATAATGGCAAAGCGAGGATATGTACCTAAACAGATGCTTGAAAAAGAAAGATGTTTAGAGTGTGGTAAGCTATGGACAAAAGCCATGCTTATAGATTATAAACTGTATACTTGTATTCGTTGTTACAATAGGAGGTTATATGGCAAGAAAAGTAAATCACATTGATCCTGGATATTATATTGGTCCAAAGATTCAAGTTATTCAGATCATAGAACAGTTCGATCTCAATCACCATGAAGCTAATATCATTAAGTATGTTATTCGTAACAGACATAAGAATCCAGATAAACCATCACAAGACTTAAGAAAAGCTAGATGGTACATAGACAGATTGATAAACTACTATGAAAATAAATGATGCAATAAAATCTTTTGCAAGAAATAAAAAGCTAAGAAAGAAACCAACTAAATATAATCTTGCAGATCCTGTTCAAAGAAAAAGATGGTGGATCAAAAGAGTTACATATTTAGCTAGAGTTTGGTTTGATCGTGATGTAGAATACAGATTGCGAGAAGGATTAATTAATGGAGATCCGTCAGCAAAAAGATTAGCTGATGCTCTTTGGAAAAAAAAATCTGATATCGAAGCTATAGTTGAGAGGAAGGTAAATGAATATACAAAGTCAAAAGAAAGTTATAGACAGAAGCTCAGGGATCGGAGGGAGTGATGCAAACCTATTGGTCGCTGGTAAATGGAAAGAACTTTTTGAAATCAAAAAAGGTTTGGTTGAAGAAGATCTATCATTTGTACTACCAGTGCAACTAGGTATACACACCGAATCATTCAACAGGGAATGGTTTTCTGCTAATACAGATTTAGCAGTACAAGAGTGTGATTATACATTGATGCACAAAAAATATGACTACATACTAGCTAACATAGATGGTTATGTATTGAATGAACATCTTAAACCTAAAGGTATTTTTGAGGCTAAACATACAAATATGATGACAAAAGAAGATACAATCATAGAAAAATATTATGCACAAGTGCAGCACTACATGATGGTATCTGGTATGAAAGAAGCATTTTTATCAGTTATCTTTGGTAATGTAAGATGGAAAGCATTTCATGTACAACAAGATAAAAAGTTTCAAAAGAAACTACTCAATGCAGAGTGGTGCTTTTGGAACAATCATATACTAACAGGCGTAGCACCAGATGACTACGTTGATTTTCAATCTATTGAGGAGGTTATATAATGGATGAGATACAAAACAAGAATTTGGCTATATGGGATCAAGCTAAAGAAACTGATCCACGCTTCACTAAAAAGGTATCCTTTGGAGCTAGGAGTTTTACTTCTATTGATGCTCACTATCAAATCAGACGAGCTACAGAATTATTCGGACCAGTTGGCACTGGTTGGGGGTATGATGTTAGTTACAGTACTCTAACAGTTGGTGAGAAAGCATTTCAATTTGCAGATGTATCTATATGGATATCTAACAGAAATGCTATGTATGGACCAGTAAGAGGTTGTAATCTACTGGTAGATGCAAAGGGTAGAGTTGATGATGATGCACCTAAAAAAGCACTAACAGATGCTCTTACAAAAGCAATATCACATCTAGGATTCAATGCTGATGTATTCATGGGTATGTTTGATTCAAACAAATATGTCAAACAACTGGAAGAAAAATACAAAGGTGTTGTTGATAAATCAAAAGTACAGGAGGTAAATGTATGATTAACAAAGTAATACTTGTAGGTAGAACTGGTACAGATCCAGAGATCAAAACTATCAAGTCAGGTGAGATGGCTATCATGTCTATCGCTACTACTGAGAAAGTCAGAGATAAAGACACTCAGCAGATGACTGATAAAACTACATGGCACAAGGTTGTAACATTTGATTCTAACTTGTGTAAGACTATCAAGAACTATGTAAACAAAGGTACTCTATTATACCTAGAAGGTCAGATAGATGTATCACAGTATACTGATAGTAGTGGTAACAAAAGATATAATACATCAATACTAATACCAAGATTCTCTGGTGTTATGAAGATGTTAGGTGGTAAACAGGGCAGTAAGGTAGACAACACTATTGAGAATATCAATGGTGATTCATTACCTGATGATGATGTTCCTGATATACCATTTTAAAGTTTCCGTATGGAACTGTGTAGGAAAGACATAAGGTAGTAAGCGTAAAGCTAAAGCTGGTGGCTACACGCCTACACAGAAAGTTTCGTGATACTGAGTAGCTCTCGGTATCGGCTGACTGAACAACTCTTTAACAGAGGGGTAAGGTACACTTGAGATGAAGTATGGGCAAATGCCTGAGGTAATCAAGGGTGGTTGTGAGTAGACATTGAGAAACAGTCTATCTGTAGTCGAAAGCTTGTGGGTGAGAAACTAATCCCACGCCTTCAGCGAAGTAAGTTTCCCTCCTTCGGGAAAAATATATGGTTCGGACAAAGGACAACGCAGTCATCCTGGAAAACCGATTAAATTATTCCAGGTTTGTGAATTGACACATTATAAACAAAGCCATATATATACTACATGGTACTTAAATCTCAACTTGATGAGTTAGTAGAAACCTTAACTGATTATACTACATATCTAAAGCAGTTTGGTTATGACGCAGATACTATATTCTGTGCCTATGCAGTAGTTGCTATGCACCTAACTGGTGAGAAAAGCACTAAGAATATTGGTAGATCTATTATGAAAAAGGTTAAAAGTATTAATGTTGTGCAGAGTACAAATCATACAGTTCATTAGCATATTCTAAAGCATCTAAATCATAGTATTCCCAAAACCTATGTTCTGGTTTATACTTACCCCATGTCAGTTCCGAATGATGTTCAAAACATAAAGGTACTACAAGCTGATTAGATCTTTTGAATTGAACCTGAGAACCTCGTAAGTGATGGACATTCATTGGTGTATTTGATGTACAACCTGGTATGCAACATCCATGTTGAATTATTTTATTAAAATATTTTTTTTCTTTAGATGTATATTTGCCCATCCCAAGAACCATCCTTCCTTAATAACATTGGTATTAAGTATGGTACACCATTTATGATGCAACCACAAGATAGTATTGGTTTGGCTACATTGATCTTCATGTATGCCATAGCTAGAGATGTTTTATTTACTAAACAACCTACAGACATACCCCAGTTCAAATGAAAGTCGTTTCCGACATACTCTATATTTGATTGGGTATGATAGTGTCCTTGACACACCGAAGCCGACATAAGTTGTACTGACTTTACAATATTCTTAGATACCTGGTGTGCAAAGTATATTCTACCCAGTTGATTATTTTCCCAATGGTACTCTTTCCATTTCCACCGAGATGATACATCAAGTATTC